AGGGGAGCGTGAGAACTCCCCATATGTACATTAACCGAATGCAGCAGGCTTTGTAGCTGTTCCACAGAACAACTCAACAGCAGCAGCAGGGTTTAGATAGTCGGCTCCCATTGCCAACCTACCTAAAATGACATCTCCCTGGTAAATCACGGATACGTCACCTGAAGTAACTTGAACTTGAGGTCCGATTGCTTCAACAACACCAGCAGCTTCTTTCTGGAATATAAGTCCACAAGAGTTGTTGAACTTAGCTTCCTGTCCGTAGTCATTTACTGTGTCATTGTGCTGATCGCCCATAGCTTCACCAACGAATGAACCTGTGTTACCAGGATCAGTTGTACCAGGAGCAGTAGCAGATGCAGATCCATACTTAGTACCGAACTTACCGAAGAATGGTATGTTCATTGACTTGTAAATCTTGATACCAGCAATCTCATAAACGCCTCTACCTGATTGTAGTGCGTCTCCTTGCTCGTCTCTATTTACTAAGTAAGCACCGATACCTGATCCATCTAGACCTTTGATAAGTGCGTAGTATTGACGTGGGTTGATTACAGCCACACGACCTTCAGTACTAACACCCTTCTCATCTAGCGCAGCTGCAGCATCATAGAATGCAGTCACGAGATCATCTGGATCATAAGCTTCTGCACCAGAGTTTGTAGCAGAACCAACTTGAATCTGTGTTCCACCTGGTTCAACAAAGTTAGTCTTTGTTACAGGACTTGCTTTACGTGCAGCTTTTGTTATTGCACGGAAGATTCTACGGTCATAGTTCTCAGCTAGAGCATAACCAATCTTCTTAGATATTTCTCCTCTCAAATC